GGTTTGTGAAGTCGGGTTGGATGACGGGCCAATAATTGCCTGGATCACCTACATCGCGTATGGTGAATAGTTCCTTCACTGGACGAAGTGTTACATCGATTTGAAGTTGATTATACTGAAGACATACAAGTGGAAACGCCATTTTCGAAGAAAGGGTGAACCATGCATTAATCGGGATATATATTTTACGACCACGAATAGAGGGTTCCGCGCCAGCAATATTACTCGTTCGATATGCATTTGGGTATTGATTTAATCGAGCACCAGAACATCCAGGATTGTATAATTCGGGAACATGTCCAGTCATTTCATTATACAACTCACGCTTTGTCGCGTCGAGATCACGCTCTATAATTGCCATCAAATTATTCCCGGTGAATTTTTGAAGCGTCATACCGCCAACGGAAATCACGATTTCTTTTATCATTTGTGTTCCCAGATTTTCTATCCAACGAAATTCATAAGGAGCCCACATATCTTCGACACGTGCAGGAGGATGAATCGGACTCCAAATCGATGGCAATGTCACACACACATATGTATCCATAAGTAGTTCTGCATACCTCGGAACGTAAAAGGTGAATTTGGATTCTTCCGTTGATCGCAGTTTCTTCTGCCCGTCAAAATCAATTCTAAACTTTTGAAGACCGAAATTCGTATATTTAAGGTATGTGCTTTTAAAAAACGACTTCTTTGGGTTGCCATTTAAGATAACATTTTGATTGCCGGTAGCAATGAGATTCAATAACCCACCAGTCATTTAGTATTTTTAGTTGTTTTCTATTGATTGATACTTCTACTTGTAATAACTTTATATAAAAATATATATGATATATAATTAGAAATGAAAGAATATCGGGTAGAGTTTATATTTATAGGTATTATCATTCTCGGGTTGGCCATATGGAAAATATCCGAGATGGTTAAAACCCGGTGTTATCAAAAACAATCCATAATCTATGAAGGGTTCTTAGCTGCGGAGGCCGCGAACGCTGCCACACGAGATACCAGTAGTGGATTAACAAATGGAAGCAGCGCATTTTTATCAGAAGTGCAAAATATCGTTAAAAAAAATAATACAGAAGTCCTTTCTACAGAGAATTTTACTGTAAATACGCCGGAATATGAAATGACGATACACCAGCGTAAAAAGGCCGCAACTACATTAGATCATCCGGTCACGTCCTCGTCGTCCTCGTCGTCGTTGTCGTCGTCGCTGGCGTCGTTGTCATCGTCGACTCGACCTAATATTGAAGATTACAAAGAAGGTATGGAAAATGCGGATGAAAATACACGGGAGATTATCGATAAGAATATCACATCAATTGCCACAACGGACAGTCAGTCTAAGTTTAAATTGCGCGACTATTACATTAAAACTGCATATAATGCATTTAATCCCGATAAATTCAAGAATTCGAATGTAAGCATGGATGCGTTTCTTTATGTGATTGCACGCGGTTGTCGGTGTATTGATTTTGAAGTATTTTCGGTGGAGAATCAACCTGTCATCGCGTCATCATCGGTGAATTCATTTAATTATAAAGAAACCTATAATCATATTCCAGTATCAGACGCATTCGAAGTGCTCGGTAATTATGTCTTTTCCGGGTCAAGATGTCCAAATCCAGGCGATCCATTTATTATTCATATGCGAATGATGTCGCAAAATATAACAATGTATGACAATCTTGCAAAAATCATATCACAAAGTAAGTCGGTGGCGCGGTATTTGCTTGGTCCGAAATATGGTCGCGAATACCAGTCGAAAGATTTAGGCAACGAGGATCTTCTCAATTTTAATGGAAAAATAATTTTAATTGTAGATGGTTCGAATCCCGTATACCGAAAAACAAAACTATTTGAATTGATCAATATGAGTTCGAACTCGCTTTTTCTTTCCAAATATACGTATTTTGGTGTAAAAAATGTCGGCGACCCACAAATATTCAAAGATGCGAATAAGAAGAATATGTGTCTAGTGCTTCCAGAAAAAGGTGGGCGTCCTATCAACGACGGTCACAACGGTCCCTTTACATGGGGATGTCAAATGGTCGCAATGTGTTTTCAAGAAGAAGCGCGCGATGAGAAACTTAAAGCGTATGAAGATAAGTTTGCATCGGTAGGATACGCGTTTATTCTCAAACCCGAGGACTTACGTTATGTCCCGATTACGATTCCCGCACCAAAACCACCCAACCCGAAGGCCTCTATGGAATCCAAACCGGCCGAAGCAGCCGGAGGTGTCAAGATTACTATATAAATTCGAAACAACTTACGAACATGACTACTATTATTATCTAATCATATGATAGACAATATCATATTATTTACATTCGGGTGACGCCCATGCCCATGCCCCATAAAAATATTCATGAAAAAAACAGTGCAGGCAACGACGACGATGTAACCTACGATGAAAAAGAACTCGAAATTCTGCGTGAAGCAGTCGACTTGGTTGAAAAAAAGAAGGGGGAAGCAATCATTCATGATCCCAAAGTAAAAAAAATTATTTCCATCGTTGAAGATTTTATCGCAGACAAGAAGCTTGTATGTTATGGCGGAACTGCAATCAATAATATTCTACCAGAAGACGCCCAATTTTATAATAAAGACATCGAACTCCCCGACTACGACTTTTATTCAGATAGAGCACTCGATCATGCAAAAGAACTGGCGGATATTTACTATAAAGCCGGATATGAAGACGTTGAAGCCAAATCAGGGGTTCATCATGGAACATACAAGGTCTTCGTGAATTTCACAGGTATTGCCGATATTACGCAGATGGAACCGGCGTTATTCAAAGCAATCTCTCGAGACGCTATTATTAAAAGTAAAATACGTTACGCCCCACCTGATCTTCTCCGAATGGCCATGTATTTAGAATTGTCGCGTCCGGATGGCGATGTTTCGCGTTGGGAAAAGGTGCAAAAACGATTAACCTTATTGAATAATTATTACCCGTTGAAAGGGTATGAATGTGACAAAATAGAATATCAGCGCGGGTTTGAAGGCGCTACAAAGTCAAATACTGGGGAAATTAGTATTTCAAAAAGTAGGTCGAAGTCGCGATCGAAGTCTACGAGGACGACCCGTTCTACGAAACGTGGCGGCGGAAGTAGTAGTGTAAAGGATTTGAAACGAGATGCGATTAAGGGTGTAATACGAAAGTATCGTCATTTGGGCGCGTATATGAAACACTTGTATTTTGCAGTTCCATCTCATGAGGAAACAATTGGCGATTTCAAATATACGATCGAAGAAGATAAATTGACTCATCGTTATCGATTAATTGCAACATACGAGAGATTATTTGGAAAAGATGACGAATTCATTCTATATTCAATGAAACAGAAAGATTTGGATGTGAACGCGAGTCCGAGCAGGAGCGCGAGCGCGAGCAGGAGCAAGAGCGCGAGAAGGAGCAGGAGCCCGAGCAAGAGCGCGAGCGCGAGCAAGAGTCCGAGTCCGAGTCCGAGCAGGAGCAAGAGTCCGAGCAGGAGCAAGAGTCCGAGCAGGAGCAGGAGCAAGAGTCCGACCCCGACCCCGACCCCGAGCGCGAGCGCGAGCAAGAGTCCCGAATACTCTGTAAGTAAATCAAATATTTCTTATTCAAGTAGTCGAGAGAAAGAATTGGCGGAGAGTGATGTGTATAATATTGTTCGTAATGTCTTCATCAAAAATCGCGCAGTATTTTTTGGTGGGTATGCGAATATATTGTATTCACGATATATGCCAAAAAAACAGCGTCGTATCATTCAAAAAATACCCGATTTCGATGTTCTCTCAGAAGAACCGCGCGACCTCTGTGACGCCGTCGTTCGCGAACTCACTGCGAATAAATATACAGGCGTCAAATACACAAAGCACGCAGGTGTCGGCGAAGTCATTTCTGAACATTATGATATCCGTATTGGTGATGAGGTCATCGCATTTTTATACAAACCTCTCGCTTGTCACAGTTACAATACAATACGGATCGACAACGAATCGATTCGTATTGCAACAATTGATACAATGTTGAGTTTTTACTTGGCGTTTATTTACGCTGACCGTGTTTATTATGATATTAACCGTATTTTGTGTATGTCGCAGTTTCTATTCGATGTCCAACAACATAATCGCCTCAAACAGACCGGATTGTTGAAACGGTTCAGTATTAATTGTTACGGAAAACAACCGACATTAGAATCGATGCGATTTGAGAAAACAGAAAAATACGAAGAACTTAAAGGAAAGCGTGGTTCGAGAGAATTCGAAGAGTGGTTCTTGCGATATATTCCATATGAGAACGCTAAAAATAAAGGAAACAAAACCAATTCAGGAGCAAAAACACGGAAACGTAAACAAAAGAAAGAATAACGCAGGTTCGGGTTACTATTCTATCTCAACCCTTCTCCTAGTTTATTCAATAGTTTCATAATGATAAACAATAATACGGCAAACATCGCACTTGTGGCCGTTAAACCTATCATTTTGAAGTTGCCATCTTCGCCGAATAATGTCGGCAAAAAATGAAGCAGTTGTGCGCGGAAAACGGGCATCTGAAAAATAAAATACATTACACCAACCAAGACGGGGATTTGAATATCATAATAAATTGCTTCAATGGTATCGAGTTGATTCGATTGGCGCGCATTGGCGCGAACGATACTTTCCATCGATGTATGATCTTTGATATAATCAAAGTCGCCGCCGCCGCCGCTGCCGCCATCTGCAAAATGAACTGACTTTGGTTGCGGAACATAATTCGGTCGCGCCTGGTCGTCGTGTGTAAATGAGTTCGGGTTCATCGGAATATCTCTCGTAGGGATCATTGTCATCCCATTAGCGCTAGCGCGTTGAACACCCTGCATGACTTCATTCATTACATTCATTGGGACATTTGGAGGTCCTCTTTGTTCTACACCTACATTTGGAGAATAAATAAGAGGTGAACCATTATTTCCGAACCCTGAACTCGGCGTTTGACTACTTAAAGGAAGGTCGTCAATACTTGTTGTGTCGCTCATTGCTAAAGAATATTTATATTTCAGATGTTGATATACATATTCTTATATTGAAGAGAGTGGGATTTAACGCAGAGTGTCTAAAACATCAACATGTCGTTGGCGGTCGGCGCGGGTGCCCCTCCACCCATTATTTTTGTCAGTTCTTGTGTCAAGTAAGCAATCGTCATTTTCTTGCTAGAGAGTTCCAACTCCATCTTTCCTATCATTATTTTTTGGGCGTAGATAATGTCTCGGAATTTTTGATTTTCCGCAAAGAAGTTCGATTTGTTTGTGTTGAGGTCTTGGATCCATTTTTCGTGGGTTTTTGTTTTACAATGTGCAGCAAATAATGGTGCTGAAATGTAGACTTTATCTTTTCGTGTTCCGCATGGGCATCGAATACCATTTGCGAGTGCATTTGTATTGAATGACGGTATTTTATCAACATAGTTGCCTTGGTCGTCGATATTGGGGGAATATACGTCAGGTTCAGTAGCGAGTTCCATGATGTCGGTTAGTCTAGTGATTGTCGTAAGGTCGATCACAGTTCGTTATTGTATAATGTATAATGATTACAATAACGAAATTATTCTTCAATTTTTTAATGCATCTTCACTTCTTTCTTGCTTGGATCGCATTTGACTGCGTTTGTCTTATACTGATAACACTTGTCGTCCAACTTATACGTGTCATTCTCTAAATCTTTCAGTGGCGGAGCGCGAAATGTAATGCATGACCGGTCTTTGCATACCTTTCGAAACAATGAAGCAATACCAAGACCAAGAACAATGGAGATAATGATTCGTCCTGTTTCCGTATGAAGTAATCGTTGAAATCCCATGATATTATGTTTGTATACCTACTTTAATATATACTGATATAAATTAGAGTCGTATATCAGTAATTAAGGGTTATTTATACCCCTTATTGAACGGGTATCTTCTTCAATTCACCCTTGACTTTATCACATGGAACCTCCTTTGCTTTAAATGAGAAGCAATTATCCGCGCGGTCTTTAAATTGAAAATTACGCAGGTTGTCGGGTGTGGGGTAGACATAAATAATCTTCGGATTCGGCACTGAAATATAGACATAAAAGAGACCGATCGAGAGACTTATGATGAAAATCGGAAGGGAAATGTGGTCGAATAAATTTAACATTGTTGCAATAATATACCTTGAATATGTTATATACTATTGCGATAATAACGCCCTTGATTGCGCTGCCACCGGTCCTCCTATCTGACCTACTGGTTGACTTACAATCCGATTGTCGGCAATCCACTTTGGCATGATCACCGGCATATACAATTCATGATAACTGTATTTCTTCTGCGAGAGATTGAATTCCCGGTCGTTATACATTTGAACTAACGCGCCATTCGCATTTTCGTTCGTCTCCACTTGCGAATAAATGTATTTTGTCTCACGCAACTTCATATACGCCGGTTCAATATCTGTTTGATACAACACGAGAATATCGTCGATGACGCTTCGATTCTTCCATTCTGAATCACGAAATTCTGTCATATACTCCTTAATCCGCGCAACTTTCTCGGAAATAACGCGGGTATACGTTTCGGTATCTTGACGAAGGTCATCGTTGTCGGTAACACTTAGATAGTAACTCCTGAACTCACTATACATTTTCAATTGCTCCTGCAGTTTATGCTGAACTGCGTCAAACTTTTCAAGTAGTTCATTCTCGCTAATGAACATGAACAAGAGATCTAACTTCATACGGATAATCTCATCCTTGGTTGCACGGACCTCGTCGAGAGATTCATTCATCAATGTTTCTAAACTCGCATATTTTCCGCGCGAAACTTCGATATGAAACCCGCATGGTTGAGAGATATTTCCGCATATTGCTTTCAGTTTACCGTCTGTTTCAGTGAAGATTGACCCACCTTCCTGCTTGCAAACAATACACGACGGTTTAATCATCGCAAGACGTTTTGTTTTTTGTTGCGACGAAAGGGAATTCCAGTTGTTAATGGGATCATTTATCAGGCGTTGTCTCCGTTTTTCAAGCGCGGAATTGTATTTTTCCTTAAAGGAATAATATCCGTGAATCGCGTCGTTTATTTTAACACGATCTTCTTCGGGGATAAGTTGGTAAGGGTAAATCAGTCCGCGGAATTCGTTGGGGTCGGCAGCGCGCTGGAGATGCTTTTTAAGTGCGTCTTCTTGTTTGCGTGTCATTTCTAGCAGGACGCGGGTTGCCTTTTTAAGGGTATCGCGGGTATCTCGTTCTCGTTTCTCTTCAGCAATTCTTGAAGCTGCACCACCACCACCGCCGCCGCCATATTGCGTGTTTGCGCGTTCTTGTATTGCTGTATGTAAATTTTGGTATACGGATTCCGACATGTATTGTATCTATTATATTATGGTAAGAATCAAATAATGATAACTAAACGTCGGTTCCACGCAGTTAGATGTATTCACGTTTCCAATAATCCTCATCCGGACTCTTCCACACAGGAAGATTGGTAAGCATCCCCATTCCATTTCCGGCTGGATGTATTCGGCAATCCATCGGGATTCCTTTACTTTGGGCGTAGTGACTTGCATTTACCATTTTGAGTTTCGAGAGAATGTATTCTTG